AAAAGATTTTGAAAATCCAAAATTTGCAAATAAAATTCTTGATTTTGCATACGCTAAACCAGTACAAGAAAGTATGGAAGAGCAAGCAGCTAAGTTTGCAGAAACATTAAATGATTTTGTTAAAGGAACAACATTACTTCCTAATGAACCTAAAAATATTGGCTACGATAAATTCAGATTTGAACAAATGAAGCAAGGTAAATAATGAAGTATAATTGTTATTTTTGTGGTTTTAATTTACCTCTTGATGATACAGAGGTACATAAAATTATTTGTGAATGTAGGTGCCATATTATTGGTAGAGGTATTGAATAATGGATTGGCAAATAGAAGATATAATTGAATTATTTGGAGATGCATTAGACAATTACGGTGAAAGAACTATGCCTTTAACTTTCTTAGAAGATTTCGCAAAAGCACAAGGTTTTCCAGAAGAAGATGCTGCAAGAATTGTCGAGCTTATAAAAGAGGGTTCAACACAACCAGAGTTTCCTAAATTTCCTGATAGCACAATAAACTGGAAAAATTTAGGTGAAAAATCTGTGCCAGATGGACATGTTAGTAGAGGTATGTTTAACTTTGAGGGTACTCAAAGATTTTTAACAGAAAAATTTCCTAGAGCGCAAGGTGGAATAATAGATTATAAGAATTTACCTGTAGAAGAACAAAATAGATATATTAATAATTTTTATGATGGTTTAAATCCAAGCACTACAGGTAGTGTAGAGTTTTATGTAAGTCATCAAGGTGCAGGTAAAGTAAATCCAGGAGATATTAGATATGGTAGAGATGTACATCAGATACCAGGATTTTATACAGATCCTGTAGGAAGTAGATCATTATCACAAATAACAGGAGGAGGTACAAATGCACCTTTAACTTCGTATTATAAAGTACAAGTAGATACAAATAATTTATTAATAGATATAGGACCAGGAAAGTATGCAGGAACAAAAGGTCCATTAGTAGGTAACTCTGTTGGTTTGCGAGATCAAATAAGCAAAATAGATTGGCAAACATTTGCAAAAGAAACAGGCGTTAGTTTTGATGATTTAGTTGAAGCTACTAAAGATATGGATTTTCCTCACTATATTTATGTTGATGGAAAACCATTCACAACTTTAACTACACAAGGTTTCTCAAGTAGTATAAAAGAGAAAGTAAGACAGATAACTGGTGTAGGAGATATAGATACTATTGCAGCGTTGAGAAAATCTGGCATTGAGGGGTTTGTAACAGGACCTATTAATGTACAATACGAAGTAGTATTTTTAGATCCTAATGATGATTTAGGTTATGGAAAACGAATGAACATAGATAAAGTTGGTGTAAGAGAGTTTCAAGCTAACGCAAGCAAAGTAAAAAATATTGATAGTTTTGCTGTTATACCATTTATAGATGCGAATGCAGTAGATGTACCAGATGATATTAGCACACTTGATGATGAATCAAATAGATTAGCACGTGAAGCAGAAGAAGAATTAACTGGAGATCTTGCAGATGGTGATGCTATGACTGAACAATCTTTATCAGAAATAGAAGATGAGATAGGTCCTATTGATGAAGAAAAGTTACTTGATGAAATAGATGATGTAGGTGAGAATAGTTTAACTGGTATAGATCCAGACGTAGATATACCAGACACAATTCCAGATGAATTAGTTGATGAAGTAGATAGAGATAGGTTAAATGAATTTTTAGAATTAGCAGAACCAGAGGGTACTGTAGAATTTACTGCTGAAGAAATTGCTGAACAAGCTGATTTAAATGCACAATCACAATTAACACCAAACGAATCAGATGAATTTGCTAATATAGTAGATAATTTAAATAAACAAGTTGACAATTTACCTGTAGACAAAGTAGTAAAAAAAAGATTTAAAACTAGACTTACAAGATTAGGAACACAATTATTAACTCCAGGTGGTGTACTAGATTTTGTAGATATATATGAAACAGCAGTATTAGGTTTAGCAATGACTATTGCTGCTGCTCCAGAACTTAAAAATATGGCTAATACATACGCACATAATTATTGGAATAATTTAGGAGCAGCACATGGTGTAGCTGCGTACAATCAAAAAGAATACGAACCAGACTGGGAGCGTCTAAATAATATTATGGGTGTTGTAGAAAAAATAAGTCCTACTGATATGTTAATAAATAAAATTATGGATGCAGAAACAGATACACAATACGTATCTGCATACCTACCAACAAGCATTGATAACACAAATATAAGTGAAAAATTAAAAGGTACATTGTCATTTATGCGTGAAAAACCAGTAAATACAAAAAATGAACCTGATAGACTATTAGAAACGTTTATATATGGAAACACAAAGTAAAGAACAAAACAGATTAATAGCAGGATTACCTGCTGATTATGAAGTAGTACAACAAGATAACAACTTTTGGCTAATGGCTTTTATTGAGTTACCTGATGGCAGTATGTTTACTTGGAAATATTTAATAGAAGATCCATTAGAAATACTAGAAAAAGTTCCTGGTAACGAAACATTAACTCCTAATACTATTATACAAAACGGAGAAGTAGTTAAATCTGATGGTTTTATAACTACAGATATGTGGAATAGTAGTTATAATTTTGGTACAACAAATCAATTATATAATATAGCTGATAAATTACCTGATGGTGCAACACCTTATGAGTACCTTGTAGAGACAATAAAAGAAGAAGCAAAGACAGCACCATGGTTATTATCTACAGATAAAGATGGTAACTACGATTATTTAGCAGTTGCTATTGAGGCAGCACAAGAGGGTAGAGTACCAAGAGATGCAGAACTTATGAATACAACTTGGTATAGAGACCATACATCAGCAGAAAGAAAAGCAGTAAAATTAAAAGCACAAGATCCTGCACAATATAATGCTAACTTTCAATCTGAATATGAAAAAGTGGTAAGTGATATGATGTTAGCGGGTTTCAAAGATTTAGATCCAGATTTAATTAATGTACTCGTATCTAATTCAGTTAATGGTACACCAGGTTATGAAGATTTAAGTTTAGTATATGACAAAATTAAAAATCCTAGATTGCCTGGTATATTACCTCCAGAAGTACAAGCAGCTATTAGTGGCGAAGATATAAATGTCATTGTTGCAACACAATCTATAGCTACTGATATAGACGCAATACTTGGTCCAGGTGCATCAGATAATTTAAATTTAACAAATATAGCTAATGAAAAAGAAGCTAATCCACTATGGTATACAGAGACATACTTACCATCATTAGAAGATTCTTTTATGGCTTCTCATCCACAATATAAAGGTACTAATGTTAAAAAATATTCTACTGCTGCTCCACAATGGAGATACGAATTTAAAAATATAGTGGGACAAGAACCTGATGAATCATCATCAGAGTGGGCAAGATTTATTGCTACTAATGATATTAAAGAAAGAGAAGATATTGCATTCGAGATAGCTGCTGAACTAGGCACACAAACATATCAAGACAAAGCAGTAGCAGATTTAGAATCAGTATTCGGACAACCTGGACAAAGAGTAACAGGTGGTACTATGTGGAACTCAAGAGTTAAATGATTTTATTTCCATTTTTAAGAAGAGAGTTACCAAGCGGAAGTTTCATAGCTAAGTATTTCCAATCACAAGGAGAACCTGCAATATATGAAGAACCACGTGCAGACAGTAATCCAGCAGATCTTCTAGCTTCAGTACAAAACGATCCAGGAGTTATAGCAAAGAGAGCGCAAGAAACAAGATTAAAAGCTCTAGCTGATGCAGGGGGACAAGGAGAGGGACAAGGAAATGGTTCAGAAGATGGTTCAGGAGATGGTTCAGGAGATGGTTCAGGAGATGGTTCAGGAGATGGTTCAAGTATAGGTGGTCCAGTAACAATAACTTCTATAAGAGAGTACATTAATAATGGACGTAGGATGAGACTAACAATATATTCTGATGGTACATCTGCAGAAGAAGATATAGGTTCAGCAGATGATGGTAGAAGCGATCCACCTACAGGTCCACAATTGACTGAACAACCAGGAGATCCAGTAGAAAAATTTAATATTGAAGAGTATGCAAGATTAAATTACACATGGATGGACGAAGAATTATTGCAAACATTTATATCTATATACAACACTAATGGTGGTGAAGCAGATGATGCTATACGTGAATTAAGAACAACAGAAAAATACAAAGATGAGTTTCCTGGTATATTTAGAGAAGATGGTAAGACACTTAGGTTAGAGGGTGCAACACCAGAACTACAATATTTAACTAATGTAGAAGCATATAGAAGTTATTTTGCTGATTACAATTTAAATCCTGATTTATTTGAAAATAAAATTGTACAACTATTTGAACAAGACGTAGCACCAAAAGAAGTAGAAGAAAGATTATCAACAGCTTATAGTTTATTATTCCCACAGTTTGATGCAGTCAAAACATTTTATGTACAAAACTATCCTAATGTTGCTACATCTGAAGATCAGATTACAGACGAAGCTATATTTGCTAGTTTTATAAATGAAGATATAAGTAAAGATATTATAGAAAACAGAGTTAAAATATCACAAATAGGTGGTGCATTTGCAGAACGTGGAGTTGATGTAACATTATCACAATCACAAAGATTAATTAATGCTGGTGTTAATTCACAACTTGCACAACAATTAGCAGCAAAAGCAGAAACTAATTTACCAAGACTTAGGAGATTAGCTGCAAAATATAGAGAGAGTCAAGCAGTATTTGGAACTTCAGAATTTTTAGAAGCAGAAGTATTTGGAGATAGTGAAGCTGCATTTTTAAAACAACAATTAGAATCAGAAGAAGAAACAATATTCTCTGCAACAGGTACTACTGCTATATCTGAGACTGGTGTTACAGGTTTACAAGAACTTTAAGTGCGTTTTTTTATTATTACCTAATATCATAAATGTTATAATATATTTAATGGCGTAGGTAGAATCCGCCAGTATATAAATAGATCACCATGCTGATAGGAATGCCAACGTACCTATCAAGTATCAAATCGTTGTGGTGTTAATGCCTAGTTCTAAGGCGGAATTTTCACTTATAAGTTAGTAACAAATAGAACCACACCTATTAAATCCTACCATTAATAGAGCATGTGCATAAAGGTAGAGAAAAGGTATAGATATGACAGAAGAAGTTAAGGAGACAGAAATAGCAGAGGGAAAAGGCGAGGAATCTTTTAGAGATTACACTAAACGCCTGGAAAAAGAAAATAAGGAACTACGTGGATATGCTAAAACTAACTTGTTTAAAGAGGTAGGACTTGATCCTACACAAGGAACAGGAAAGATGGCAGCAGATCTTTATAGTGGTAAATTAGATTCTTCCGAATTGTCATCATGGTTATCTGAAAATTATGGAATCACAGCAGATCAAAATGTGAATCTAAATGATTCTGTAGCAGCAGATAAAATATTTGATGCAGATGCTAGGTCTCAAGAAATACAACAAAGTTCTGCACCTATAGGAGAAGAGGATCCAATAGTTTTATTAAATGAAATTATCGAAAAAGGAACTCCAGAGGAAGCTATACGAGCGAAGATGTATATGTCTGAGCGATTAAAAAAAGATAAAAAATAAATAATTAATATCTAATGTAAATTAGAGGAAAGGAAATGATTTAAATGGCAGCAATATCAGGTGCAAATCCTATAGTAGCTAGTGACGTTGATAACTTTACTGGTGAACTGTTTAAAATCACACCTACAAGAACACCTCTATTAGCAGCAGCAGGCGGTTTGAATGGTGGAATTGTTACTAACTCAACATTTTTCCAATTTCAAACACAAGATAACGTAACTGTTTCTTCAGTTACACCAGGAGCAGAGGGCGGACAACCTAACTATTCAGGTCAATCCAGATCTTCTGTACAAGGTGTATTGGAAATTTTCCATGAAGCAGTACAAATATCTTTCTCAGCTCAAGCAGCTAGTGGTGAAATTGTACCGTTTGATTTATCAGCAAACTACAAGAACGGAATTGATAAATTAGCACTAGAGGGTACTAACCAGGTAACTGATGAACTCGCTTATCAAATGTCTTTACTATTGGAAACAATAGCTAAGAAAGTTGAATTTCAAGCATTCAATGGTACTTTTAATGATGGCTCCACAGGCGGACAAAATCGTCAAATGAGAGGATTAGCAGCTCATGTTAACCTCGCAGGGGGTAACTGGGAATATCACGACACAGACGGAGATGGTACAGGTACAAACCAAAAACTATCTTGGTCAGCAGTTACTAATTTGATGAAAACTATGTACACCGCAGGTGCGCCAATGAAGAATCCAGTATTATTCTGTTCTCCAGCACAATTACTTGATCTAAACAATGAAGTACTTAAGGGAACAGCAGCTTCTGGTTCTACTAATTATGGTATCTTACCAAGAGATCGAAATGTTGGAGGTGTCGATATTGATACACTCGTAACACCATTCGGAACTATTGGTATGGCTCTATCTGATTACTTACCAGCTAACAAAGCGTATATCGTTGACTTAGCTTTTGTTAAACCAGTATTCTTGAATATTCCAGGATTTGGAACAATGTTCGTAAGAGATATAGACCAAGATGATTATGCAAGAATGGCTAAAGCAGTCTACATGGAAATGGGATTCGACTTTGGTCCACAGCAGTATCACGGGGAAATTAAAGGCGTAGCGTAAGCTACAAGTATTACTCACTAAGACCGTTAAACCACCTTAGCGGTCTTGTGAGTATGTTAGAATAAAAAGTAATATGGCAAGAAACGTAACAAAATTAGCAACAATAGCAAATGGACAAACAGCAAGTGATGCAGTCGATACTGATACACAGTTGTTGTCAGGCATATTGTTTCCATCAGCTATGACAGGATCTACCGTAACATTTAAGTTTTCAACTGACGGTTCAAGTTGGAAAGATGTAAAAGAAACAGACGGATCAGCAGTAAGCTACACAGTTAGCGCTGGTGACGTAATAAGAATTGATCCATCAGGATGGGCTTTTGCTTCAGGTGGTTACTTACAAATAGTATCGGGTAGTTCTGAGGGTGCTGAAAGAAAAATAGTATTAATATTTAGAGCAAGCTAGGTTACTTATGGGTATTCTACTTATGCTTAAAGAGGGCAAGACCTCTATACTTTTAGAATCTGCTGCAATTATCAGCGATAGTTTTGTCAAATCATTTCCAGATTCATTTGAAGCTGATGAAATATTTGATGGAAGATTCGGTATACAAGTTGCAGGTGTAGGAATGTTTGGAGAATAAATGGCAAAAAAAGGATTGTACCATAACATAAATAAAAGAAAAAAAGCAGGAACAAGTAGATCAAAAAAGAAATCTACTATTTCACCTAAAGCGTATGCAAATATGAAAGCAGGTTTTCCTAAAAAGAAAAAAAGAAAAAATAAAAAATAATGCCTTATTATTTAAAATCAGGAAAACTTTACAAAGGTAAATATCATACAATGAAAAATGGTACTATACACACAGGTTCTAAACATACAAAAAATTCTAAAAAATTATATAAAAGGAAACCTAAATAATGTCAACGCTTGCTCAATTAATAGATAGAACATATAGGGAATATTTACGTCCTGTAGAAGAGCAGGAACCTTTATCTCAATTAGCTTCAGGTATAGATAACTCTGCATCTACAACAACAATCACTTATGTAGATAATTTATGGACACCAGAAGAAGAAGATTTAATTGGTTCTGGATCTATATTAGAAATAGGTCAAGAGTTAATGATGGTGGAAGATATTAATACAGTAACAAGAACTATAACTGTAGAACGTGCAAGATTAGGATCAACTATTGACTCTCATAGTACAAATGCTGATATTATATTAAAACCACGTTATCCAAGAATGAACGTAGCTAATGCTATAGGAGATCAAATTATAGGTTTATATCCTGCATTGTATGCAGTTAAGACTACTACATTGACAACAACTTCAACACAATATGCAGAGGCACCAGCAGATACTAAAAGAATATTAAAAGCAAGAATAAATAATTCTACAAGTTCTACAACTACTTACGCAGACATATCATTAGAGTTACTTACTGATTTTACACCTAGCTCTACTAATGTTGCTGTTCAATTTCCAACTGGTCCAACAAGTGGTAAAAGTGTTTATGTTGTATACGCAGCACAATTTACAAGACCGACATCAGAAGCAAATGATTTAAATACTGTTAGTGGATTAGATGAATTTCATGAACAGATAGTTATGGTTGGCGCTGTTGCACAAATGTTGTCTGAATTAGATGTAGATACTACTACACAAAATTTTATTACAGAAAGTTTAGAGACAAGAGGAGTGCCACTAGGTTCTGGTGAAAGAATTAGAAATGCATTACTTAGGTATTATGGAGTGCTATTAGACAGAGCTAGAAGAGAACAACGTACCAGGTTTCCTGCTGGTGTTGATTTATACGGCATTAGTTTTACAGGATAATGCCAGTACCTACAAGTGGAGAAGTTTCTCGACCTTTAGCATGGGGTTACGAAGCATCTATTAGTGATGGGATTACAGATGTATTATTACGATTAGCAACTGCACCAGGTAGGGAATTTACTTTAACAACTGCACCATTAGCTGCTCAACAAATAAACACTTCACAAACTCCAGAAGAATTTAGATCAGAGTTTGGTCAAAGTTATGGTAGATCAGATTTTTCTGGTGGACAAGGATTAGACCAGGCACACCAGAGAACACAAGGAAAAAATGATTACAAAAGATTTTTTGATAGCAAAGGTGTAGATGTATTTAAATATGCAGGTGAAAAAGGTACGCAATATAAAGTTGAATTGTTACATAGAACTACTTTAGCTAGAAGCGACAATGCAACAAATCAAGTATTAGTTTCTAGTAGTAATACTTTGTATGTAGGAGATGGTAATAAAATATATCAATCTACAGACAATGGAACTAACTGGACAGAACTTACACCTGACTCTAGTAATCTATCACGTACAGTAAGAGGTATTGCAATTTATGGTGGAGATTTATATGTTGCTATGAGTGATGGTACTGATGGAACTATTCGTAAATATGATGTATCTACTACAACATGGTCTGATTGGAATACAAATAGTAAACATTACACAGATGTATTTGCTGTAAAAGATTTTATATTTGGTGTAGATGGATCTAATGGTAATTTATTAAATGTAGCATCAGGTTCAGGTGCGCCATCTATTGTAAAAGATTTACCTGACAATACAGAGTGGGTAGGCATGACAGATGCAGGAGCTGTAATATTAGCAGCAGCAAGTAATGGTTATGTTTATTCTATAAAAGATGATTCTGGTTTAACTATTAAAGGTCAAACATTTTTTGAGGGAGAAGAATTAACTGACATTATCGAATCTAACGGTATTGTTTTTGTAGGTTCTAAACAAAAAAATCAACAAACAAATGGTTACATAGGAAGATTGTATATGGCTCAAGTTGTTGCAGCAGACAATTTATATATTGTAAGCAACAAACAAGTTATGAAAGAATGGGGAGATGACTCTACAACTGTTGATAGAGGTCCTTTAAAGTTTATAAAAACAAGAGAACAAATATACATGTCAGTTATTGAAGATGCTAATGAAACACATTTGTGGTCTGTATTCCTACCTACATTAGGTATAGCTAGGAATATATATTACAGTAGTGCTAGCAAAGAATGTCAAGGTATTGCTATTGCTAACGATATATTATTTTTTACTTTAAAAGATATTGGTGTAGTTAAAGAAGATACTACAACTTACGTTGATGATGGTTACGTAATATTATCAGCAGGAGATTTTTATACAGCATCTGCAAAACAATGGATAGGTTCAAGAGTATATACAAATACTATGACAGGTGGATCAGAAGTAAATACATTTTATTCTACAGAGCTAGAAGATATGTCTGATGCATCAAGTTCAGGTTGGATAAATATAGAGAATATACAAATTAAAGGTAATGGTGATGAGGTCCCATTAGTAAATGTATTATCAAGATGGTTAGTAACTAAAATAGTTATTAAATCAGGTAGTGGTGGAATATACTCTCCGTATGTTTATTCTTTTTCTGTTCGTGCATTCCCAGAACCAGAGGACGTTATAGTTAAGTTACCAATAAATGTTTCAGATAGAATTGAAAGACCAGGTAAACTTGCAAAAAATATACCAGGCATTGGACAAAAAATATTTAATCAAATACAAAAACTAGAGGGTAAATCTGTAACGTTAAACGTATTTAGACCAGAAGAAACTGTAAGAGGAATTGTAGAGAATGTTACATTACCAGTATCAGAAATATCTAAACAAGGTTCTACTATGGTATTTTGTTTTGTTACTGTTAGAGGTCAATTACAAGAAAGTGATACTTCAGAAATAACTTCTCTTAGCGCTCTCGGAGTTGGTAATTTAGGTATATACGAATTTGGTACTTGATATAATGTACAAGAAAGGATATAAGTATAGATAGAGGTGGTGCTATAGAAAGATAAAATATGGCAGATACAAGAAAAGCAGCAGAAACTAATTTACGTAATGCTTTTGAAACAACATTGTCAGGAACACTTGGTGCAACTGACACTACTTTAAATTTAACTTCAACAACAGGTTTAACTTCACCAATATATTTGGTAATTGATCCAGATAGTTCTACATCAAGAGAATATATTTTTATTGACGGAACAATTAATGCATCATCAGCAGCTATGTCTACAGTTGACAACAGATACCTAACAGGATCTGCTGCTGGATCAGGTTTATCTCATGCTTCTGGTACAAAGGTACGTGTTTCTCCTATGGCACAAATGTTTGAAGATATTTGGGATGCTGTAGGTAAAGTTATAGATGGCACCTGGAGTAGCGCACAAGCAGGAGAAGTAGTATTTAATGTAACAGACGCAGCAGTAAACGTTGCTGCTGACTCAATATTCTTTAGAGATGCAGACGGAAACAATATTACTAAAAGAGAAACTATTGCAGATTTTGTAGATGCAATAGATGGAACAGGTTTAACAGCATCATCTGGTGTATTAAATATAGATTCAACAGTAGTAACAGAAAGCTCCACAGACACTCTTACAAATAAAACTTTAGGTGCTGTAACTTTATCAGGTGCTGTAACAGGTGGCGACCAAACAATATCAGCAGCAGTATTAAAAGACTATGCTGAAACAGATCAAGATGTTACATCAGCAGCAGCATTATCTATTGATTTAGCTAATGGTAATACAGGTTCAGTTACACTAGCACACTCTGTTACAGATATAGATTTTTTAAATGTACCTGCCGCAGGTATATCAACATTTACTTTGATTGTTACACAAGATGGTACAGGTTCTAGGACTATGGCTATCAACAAAACAACTGTAAATGGTCAAGCTGAAACTGCAGGTAAAACAGCAGGTGGTGCAGGATTAACATTAAGTACCGCAGCAGCTTCAATAGACATTGTGACTTTTATATTTAAAGATGCAAGTACTACAGTTTTTATAGTCCCACAACTAGCGTTTGCATAATGGCTCCACTAGGTGTAGCTAGAGCATTAATTACTGCAGGTGGTGGTGCAGCAGGTGGATTAACATTGCTTGAAACAGAAAGTGCAAGTGGTAAATCAAATGTAGATTTTGATTCCCTTGGTTCTTATAATGTACACTTTCTTACTTATACTAATTTAAAAACAGGTACTAATTCAGATTATACACAGATGAGATTATCTAATGATGGTGGAAGTAATTTTGAAGCAGGAACAGCTTATGAAAGAGGAGTACAATATGGAGGACACAATGGAAGTTTTGGTCCGAGTATTAGTACAGGTACAGATAGATTTAGGTCTTTGGCTTTTGCTAATGCAGGTACTCCTATGAGTGGTTATGTTTATTTATACAATTTAGGTGACAGTTCTAAATTTAGTATGATAACTCACCATAGCACTATTGGAAGTATCTTCATGTATTTTGGAGGACAGGTTTATAATGTTGCAGAAACAATAAATGCTGTAAGAATTTTAAATGATAGTGGTGGTAATTTTACTGCAGGTAGTGTTTCTCTTTATGGTGTGGAGGAATAAATTATGTCAACTATTTTAGAATTAATTGAAACAAAAACTGCAACTTCTGTAAGTAATGTAAGTATTACAAATTGTTTTAGTGCTGATTATGATGCTTATAAAGTTATTTTAGATACTATTGACTTTGCTAATGGTGGTTTAAATTTCAGACTTATGAATGCAAGTGGAGTTGTATCTAGTTCACATTACGATGATGCAGTATTACTTATGAGAAGTTATGGTGTCTTTGGAGAAAACAAAACATTGTCAGGAACAGAATTTGGTCAAATAGGTTTTAGTGATTTATCTAATAAAGGTGGTGCAACTGTTATAGATATATATAATCCTTTTAATTCAAGTCTTTACACTGCAGCAAATTGGCAAAATGCAGGTGTATCAAGTATTGGAACTCCTGCAAGAAAAGCTATTGGACTTTTAAGAGTTGCTGAAAGTCATACAGGAATTAATTTTCTTAGCTCTGCTACTATATTAAATATTAGAGCAAGAGTATATGGAGTTAAAGCAACATAATGGAAGCTATAGAACAAGTAAAATCAACAACAGTAACAAGTGCTGTATCTTCAGTAATCATGGATGGTGTTACAACTGATCATGTGTATATGTTAGTAGGTAAAGGTATTACTATTAACACAGACACTGCTTATCTACATACTAGATTTACTAAAGTTGTTAGCGGTGCATCACAACCACAAACTGCTGCACAGTATGATTTTGCTAATTTAATTTTAAAACCAGATGGTGCTTTCGAAAATTTCGCATATCCAAGTAGAACAGAAATGTATTTTGCTAACAGTCCAATAGGTGCTTCAGCAGGAGAAAGTAGTAGTTTTGTTTATTATTTATTTAATTTTAATAATTCAAGCCAATATAGTTACATAACTATAGAAGATAATGTTTTTAATTCAACTTCATCTACTGCTCATGGCTCACAAGGGGCTATGCAATATGGAGTTGCAGAAGCTCATAATGGAATAGTAATCACAGGAGATTCTACTACAATTACTGGTGGAACCATCACATTGTATAAAATTAATAATTAATGTGCTAACATAGGAGAGATATGGCAACAAAAGAAGAACTAACAACTGAAGCTACAGCAGAAATAGAAGCTGCTAAGCCAATGTACAAGCTAGTTAATAACGAAAAACTTGAATATACTGATACTGATTATGCACAAGCTGTAACAGACTTGGCTAATAGAAAATGGAATACTCAACAATTTGGTTATATAGAAGCTAGACAAGAAGCGTATGGTTTTATTGGAGATCAATTAGACATGCAGTATAAAGACATTTTAAATGATACTACTACATGGAAAGATCACGTAGCTAAAGTTAAAGCTGATAATCCAAAACCTGAATAATTTAGTATGATATAATTCTTGTTATGGATTTTATAACAGGATTTTTAATAGGTTATTTTTTAAAAATAATTTTTACATATCTAAAAAAAATAAGTGAAAGTAATTTTAAGAACGATCTGTATCTTAACGAAGATTGGGATTGGATTTCACTTAAGAAAGATGACTTACCATAAATGACACACAACAATGGCTACACACAGAAAGAATTACTTAACATGGTCATTGAACGACTTGATAGATTAGAAGAAAAGCTAGATGCAAAACTAGATAAAGCAGAGTTTTATAAAGTATTAACGCTATTCGTAGCATTAGGTGGAGTTGTTGCTGCAATTGTAATGTAATGTTTAGGATTCTCCTGGCATTATTTTTATTAATACCTACTCCTGTATTCGCAGAAGAAGTACCTGGCGAAGTTACAGTTCAAGAAGATTTTAGTGATAATACTTATCAATCAGGTTTAACTATTAGTGGTGGTAATCAAGCTGCATATATTTATTGTAATGAACAAGGCAGGTATGGAACTACAGGTTGTTCATTAGCTATACAAAGTGGTACTTATGTCTTTGAATTTGCAGAAGATGTATATGAAGTAGGATTTTTAGTAGGTGCAGTAAATAATTCTTATTCTGTTAAATATTATTATTCAGATAGTACAGAAGAAACAGAAAACAAATCTGCACAATCTTGGGGTAGTGATGGTAATAATATGTATGATGATTTTTACAAATCATTTACTGATTACAACAATGATGAATCTAACACAGATAAGTTTATTACAAAGTTTGAAGTTACAATAACAGATATATCTGTATTAGATACATTGTACTGGCAATATGTAGATGTAAGCACTATTCCTACAACTACTACAACTACTACAACTACTACAACTACTACAACTACTACTACTACAACTACTACTACTACTACTACTGTGCCACCTCCTCCACCTCCTCCACCTCCTCCACCACCAAAGGTAGAAGTTGTAATGGATGATGGTTCTACAGCAGAATACGAAACTTATGAAGTAGAAGATGGTACTGTAGAAAGAGATAATCAAAGGAAAAAGAATGAAGAGCTTTATGGTTGTTATATTACTGATGCTGCTTTGGAACGTGGTGATTGCGAAATACCTGAAGAAGTTATAGAAGAAGAAGTTATAGAAGAAGAAGTTATAGAAGAAGAAGTTATAATAGTTGTTGATGAAGAACAACCAGATACCGAAGAAGAGCTTCCTGATGATGATGTTGTGGTACTTGAATTGGAGCTTGAAGATGAAGTGGAAGAACTTGAAACTATTACACAGGAAGATATTGTTGAAGAGGAAGTTAAAATTGATGTCAAGGAAATTGAAGAAGAGTTTAAGTTTGAAGAAGAAGAAATTATATTTGAGGACATTTCTGAAGATATAGTTATTGTAGTAGAGGAGGAAAAAGTTGAAGAGGTTGAAGAGATTACAGAAGAAGTTTTGGTTGAGCCAATACAGGAAGATGTTGAGGAGAGACCAGTTGAGGATCTTACAAAAGAAGAAGTAGCTGAAGAAGTTGCAGAGATTGAAGAAGTTATTGTTATAGAGATAGAGATAGCAACTGAAGAAGAGATAGAGGAATTTACAGAAGAGGAGTTAGTAGAATATGAAGAAGCAAAAGAAGAAGCTATACAAGAGTATGTACAAGAGCTTACCAACGAAGAAGCATCAGAGGTCCTAACAGAAGTAAATGATGTTGGTGTACAGAATTTAGACCAGGTATCAGAAGAAGTACAAGAAGTTGTACAAGCGGTAGTAGAAGAAGCTATAGAAAATGTTGAAGAACTTACGGAAGAACAAGTTGAAGTTGTTGCTGAAGTATTACAAGTTGAAACTCAAGATGTTGCTATCGTTGCAGAAGCAATTAAATCAGATGAAGTAGTAGCTGAAGCAGTAGAAGAGTATGTAGAAAGAGCTGTAGAAAATACAGATATAGAAGATTATACCTTAGCAGACGTGGTTGTTGAGGTTCAAATAGAGTCATTTATTGAAGATCCAATAGGTACTTTGATAGATGTCGATTTATCTAATGTGGTAATATCTAATATAGGTAAAGATATGACACAAGATCAACGTGAAAAAGCACAAGAAGTTGTAGTTCCAGTAATTATTGCTAGGATTGCAAGTTTAGTTGGGTTAGCAATGAGGAGATTCTAATGCCACATGCAGATAGAAAAGCATCTATGTTAAAAAAACACGGATTAAAAGGTGTCAATAAACCTAAGAGAACTCCAAAGCATGGTAGTAAATCACATGTTGTGCTTGCACAAGAGGGACATAAAATAAAATTAATTAGATTTGGACAACAAGGTGTATCTGGAGATAAAGGTAATACTGCTAGGTCAAAATCTTTTAAAGCAAGACACAAAAAAAATATTAAGAAAGGTAAAATGTCAGCAGCATTTTGGGCAAACAAAACTAAATGGTAAAAAAAGTAACATCCTGGATTATTTCAATTATAAAAGAAACTTTAAATTTAAGCTGGACTCTTGTTGGTTTGGTAATTGCAACACTAACATTAACAGGAACCGCACAACAAGTTACAGGATTAGCAACAGTTACTACTCTAGTTATATGGTTGCTTACTATGAATTTTAGAAAAGATAAACCAGAAAATAATAAGAGAAAGGTTAGTAGATAATGGATTGTTGTGGTAACGGTTGTTGCGGAGGAAAGTAATGTGCATGGTTACAACTAAAGAAGATGGATCATTTGTACAAATATGTAATTGTTTACACGGTAGTCAACATTGCCAGGAAATAAAATGAAATTACAAGTATTGAGATTTAGTTCAGAACCAGATAGTACATCAGGTATATTAATGGATGTTACTAATGCTATGAATAAAAAGTTTTTAGCATACACAATAGAAGATGAGTATAGAGAGGACAAGATCAGAGGTGAAACGAGAATACCTGCTGGTACTTATCCAGTTGTGTTAAGAGCAGAGGGTGGATTTTATTCACGTTATGTTAAATCTTATGGAGAAGAGTTTCATGGTGCAGGTATGCTATGGATTAAAGACGTACCTGGATTTGAGTGGATCTTAATCCATAAAGGTAATGACGAATCAGCGACCATGGGTTGTTTAATTTTAGGAAATTCACAAGAGAGCAACATTGTGAAACCAAAGGGTTGGGTAGGAAGTTCAGGTTCTAATTACGCAACTACCTATCCTTATATAAGAGATGCATTAGTTAAAGGAGAGAAAGTAACAATACAATATGTTGATTATGATACTCAAGCTAATCCATTTACTAAGTTAAAAAGAAAAGCTAAAGCACCAGCAAAAAAAGTTACTAAAGTATATGAACCAAGGAAAGGATGGTGGAATTAATGCCTAACATGCCAGGTAAAAAGAAGAAAAGATATTCTTCAAAGCGCAAAAAAAAAGCAACTAAATACTAGGAATTATATAATTATAAAATGTCCTAGTTGTGATCGTCCTTTAATTTATAAAGGTAATAATTTTGTGTGCTTAAACAGAGAGTGTAGGCATTTTAATAAAAACCAATTTAATACAAATAAAAGATAGAAATGTCGTATATGTATAGTATAATTTTAGTATGAGTTTATTTGAAAAAAGTAAAAGAGCAAGAAACCAGGACGGTACGTTTAAGAAAGACGTATGGTGGACTCCATGGTCAGACACATGGGAGTATAAATTGAGCGAAGAACTCAAAGATATGTTAGAGCGAACCTTTTGGACATTCGTTGAAGCATTTCTCGGAGCGTTAGTCGTAGCACCATTAGCTGGAGTTGAGGCAGAGACACTTCAACTTGCAGCATTAGCTGGTGGTGGAGCTGCATTAGCAGTTGTTAAGACATACGCTAAAAAACAAATAACAAAATAATTACTTGAGAAAGGTGGTTTCTATTGAGTAGTAAGAAATCTCAAAGTAAGTTACAGGAACTTACTAAGAGTCAGCAGGACGTATCACACAATACTAAAGCTCCAATACCTACTCATCCGCAAGGATGGGAACCAGGTGTTAGCTTTACACATGGTAATAAAAAAGGAACTATAACTTCCAGACCAACTACTAATGCAAGTCCTAAGTTTGAGGACTTGTTAAGAGACTGGGGATTCGATCCTAATCATTACACAATATTAGAAAATACTTTGCAAGTCAGGACCTGGGATATGAATATGGGTTCAGGAAATGTGCAACAAGCATGGTATTATCGTGCAACTATTGTTGCTAATGATTTAGCTTTATCAGATAAAGATTATGACAGACTCTTAAGTTGGATAAAGTCTCACAAAAGAAAACCAAAACCAAAAGTTACAAGACCTAACAGATCTTTTTTTGTAGCCATATCTGATTTACAATTAGGTAAACGTGATGGCGGTGGGACAGAAGCTATCATAGAAAGATTCTTAGACAAAATAGATAAAGTAAAAGAACGATATGAATTTTTACGTAAAGCAGGCATGGAGTTTGATCAACTTACTATCGTAGGATTAGGTGATATTGTCGAGGGATGTTTAGGGTTTTATCCCGATCAAACTTTTTCAGTCGAATTAGATAATAGATCTCAAATAAAAGTAGCACGTAAGTTGATAGCTAAAGCCATAGTAGAGTGGTCTAAAGATTTTGATCTTGTAGTTGTCGGTGCAGTCCCAGGTAATCATGGAGCCAAACGAGTATCTAAAGGTGTAGCACCTACTGGTGAGATGGACAATTCAGACTTAGAAGTTTTTGAACAGCTTGGTGAAATCTTTGCACAGAACGAAACATACAATCATGTCAAATTTATTATTCCTGATGAGCCACATTTAACTTTTAATATATGCGGTACTGTTTGTAGTTTTACTCACGGTCATGCTATTGGTGGCGGGGGAGGTAAGCCAGAAGTTAAAGTTATGAATTGGTGGAAGAATCAAGCATTTGGTTGGCAACATCCAGGAGATTCTAAGTTGTTAATATCAGGTCATTACCATCATTACATACATAAAACAGATCCTCGTAGTTGGTTTCAAGTTCCTAGTTTAGATGAGTCTACATGGTTTAAACATCAAACAGGTAAGAGTACACAACAGGGTGTGTTTACATTAGTTATAGAGGAAACAGAAAGAGGGTATTCAAATGCAGAGGTCGTCTGATTTATTTGGAGATGAAGAACAATTAAAACAATGGTGTATAAATTTACATAACTCTTTAGGTGGATTTGAAGTTACTAAAACAATAACGTTATCAAAAAAAAATATGACAAAAGTAAAATCATTATGTGAACAATTTGTGTTGGAATGGAATACAAATATGCTTGCAGCAATTAAAAGTGCAGAGGAGGAAGAGTGAAAATAAAAATAATAGTTTCTAATGGTGGTGAATTTAAAGACATAGATTTTATAGATGCCCCTATGCACATACCTATGGATGTAGAAGTAGTACAAGAAGAAGAAGAATAATAATGGGTGGTTGGTTGCCATGTTTCAAATGTAATAATTATTTTCACACACACAATGGCGGTGCTTATATAAATGATGAAAGTTATTGTGAACGTTGTGCAAGCGAAATAGAAGCATATTGGGAAATGAAAGAAGAAGAATAATAATGCGTAAAGACGATTGGGTATATTTACAAGATGGTACAAAAGTACACGTTTCCTGGATTAATACAGAATTTGAGGAAGAATGACTACATGTAATGTTTGTAGTGCTGATATAGATTTAGATGCAGGAGATATAATTGGTTCATTTGGAATAAGTCCAGTTGCTTTTTGTGTGTGGTGCTACTCTTCCATGATAGATATGGTTAGACAAACTACAATGTGTAAGTGTGAAGAAGAATGATAAACAAAAAAAGTGATCTATTGCTAGACCACTTTTCTGTTCGTTTGTTATTGAGGTACGGAGGTACATCTTTGAAACGATATAAAATTATACCATACCTTTATTTAATACTTGCAATTTTTTTATTTTTTTTTAGAATAATATTATGAAGAAAAAACAAATATCAATAATGTTTACTGACACAAGTGTAAGAGATTACATTGTAACTGCTGACAGTATAGAAGAATGTGAAAAAATATTTGATATGATTTGGTTGCACAAAGAACAAAGCATACAAGATTTATGTTTTCAATATAATGTAAATGCTAAAACAAAGTTATGGGTACACTACGAAATGAATGATAAAATCATAGCTTCGTATGATGATGAACCTATGAGGTTAGATACAAAGGAGGACGAATAATGGACGACAAAGTATATAAGAAGTTGACGGCACATTTTAAAGATGATGAAGTAAAGGCACCACCAACAGGTAAGTACGGAAAGTATGTACCACACCACTTAATTACTAAAAGATT